TAGGTGAATCCAACGGTTACTACTCTGAAAGTGTTGACCTCAAAATTTCAAAGGACTAATATGAAAGACGCTAAGTTCCACTCTGTATTCTCTCTGGCACATAACGCCCTGATCAAAGAGCTGAAAGAAGTAGAATACAACTTATGCATTGATAAATACTTTGCAGGTCTCTATTGGGCCGGTGCTGATAAGTCTAAACCCGTAGCAACAGGATACTACTTTGAACGATATAAAGAAGTCAAAGAGCGTATTGCATTCGGTAAAGACAAAGCCCGACGTCTTCGTTATGCTATCCGCGTAATGAAGCTATCCAAGTCTGCCGCAGGAATTGTCGATAATGAAAACAGTGTATTACAATCCTGAAAAGTCACCGTTCATCCGCAGTGGTGAACGTGCATTGGTCTTCCCATTCAACCATCCTGAATGTTCTAACACAGTAGTAGCCTTAACAACACCCGTAATCGAAGTATTTCCTGACGGTCAATTCTACACAGAGAACTCACATTATGTACCTGCTTCTAGTTTTCCAATTAATCACAGTTAATGCTCAGTCCGGCAAAGAATACTTTGGTTGGATGCCAGCCGGAATGTTCGAGTCCGAACGTCTATGCTTGGCTGTGGGTAAAGCCATGGGTAGTATCAGCAAAGAAGAAAAAGGTGTCAAGCAAATCATTTGCGTACCAAGTCGTAATCCGGAGATGATATGAATAAACAAAATGTCCTTACAATAATCTTCGCACCAATCATCCTTATAGGTTTTATCTGGCATGCAGTCAGTATAGCATTCAACGCCGGACGATATCTTGGGGATAAATACCTATGAGTATATTCGAAGAAACCCGCATAATACACTCTCCACTCGAAGACAAGTATATACTTGAATACAAAAAGTGGTATGGTCTGTGGTGGAAACGTGATTCTGACTATTACTATGATAGAGATGGCAGCGGAGAATCAAAACAAGAAGCTCTGGAAAAAGCAAAAGAAAGAGCTTCAACCCTGATGGCACGCTTTGTTGTATGGTCAAAATCAAACATCTACTGGTAACAGGCTGGGATAACGGTCTTTCGCAAGATTATAGTCGAGGTCTTGCGCGATGGTTCATCACTCGACTTGACTCCAAATATATACTGGATAAATGGTATGCAGAGCAAATACAGGATTCGAGTAGGGAATCTACAAGAGAAAATCTACCTAGAAAAGAAAATACTATTCTGGTGGAAAATTGAAACCGTGTGGTATTGGACAAACAGTACTTTGATAGAATTCAACAAAGAAGGTAAATTGGCGTACGCCCGTAAAGTATTAAACTTAAAGAACCACGAGGAAATCTACTATGAGTGATGTCGAACGATTCTACACAGCAGTATGCGCCAAGTGGCCTTCACCACAACCACCATGGAATGAACTCCATCCACAACGCCAAATGATTATCGTGCAGTCTCTGCAACTGATGATCCAAGCAATGAGTATGCCAAATGAGTAATAAAAAAGAAATTGAATTAGGTCTTGCATGTGACGGTATCTCTGTGCGTTACAACAAAGATAAATACTTCTTTATCAACCAAGAAGATAACCAAACTGAAAAATGGAAAATCATCCTAGAAGAACTTGGCTTCAAAGTAACAATTGAGGAAGAATTTTAATGGCTAATTATAATATCACCATATGGGACATCGAGCTAGATGTCGAATACGACTACTCACCTGAAGAGGAAATGACATACGACGATCCCGGATATCCCGCAGAGATTATCATTAACGGTGTATACCATGAAAAAATCAATATTATTGAAATCCTCAACCAAGCAACCATTGACCGCATCTCAGAAACTCTCATCGAACTCCAAGATGAAATCTGTAAAAACGCAAAATACGATCGCGCCGAGCAAATCTATCAAGACCGTAAAGACAGGGTGCTTGAGGGTTACTAAGCGTAAAGGACCACCGCAAGAAGTCATTGATAAGGCTCAGGCGGGACTCGCTCAATGGCGTAAAGAGAAAGCCTACGCCGAGAAGAAAGGCGGTAAGTTTCTTGAAGCATGGAAAGAAGAGCAAGAAATGAAGAAGCTTCAAAAGCGTACATCGCCAATGCAAGCTATCAAAAACTTCTGCAATAGTTGTGTCGGTGATATCCGAAGTGACATCACTAACTGTACAGCCAAGCAATGTAAGTTGTATATCTATAGGCCATATCAAAAGGATTCTGATGACTAATGTCTTTGTTGTTGTAAGCCAAGAGAATTACGGTGAAGATGAACCTGAATGCGTAGAAAAAGTATTTAAGTTTAAAGAATCTGCCGTAAAATTCGTCATTGAACAAAAGAAAAGATTCCCAACTCTTATATATCGTTACGAGGTAGTTGAATATGTCGATTAATCCACAAGTAGCTCGTTATCGTGCAGTCGTTATCAAACATGCCCTGATTCTCTACGCAGAAACAGGTATGAAAGCTAACCGCATGTATACCCCCACCAATATGCTCAATGCAGCCGCCGGTATCACTGGTAAAACTTACAAGCGAGGTCAATATGTACAAGCTGCTGCTGATATTCAGTCTGTGCTTAATGGGTCTTTTGAAGACGTCCCATTCTGACACCATAGGGTTGCACCTTAGCAGCATCCACGACCAAGAAAGTTATAACAATGATAATCCCGGAGTCTACTATAGGTCTAACAACGGATTCACAGCCGGAACCTACTACAATAGCGTCCGGCAACAGACTTTCTATCTCGGAGCCACACAAACTACTCGCTACGTTGACTTCAGCTATGTCCTCATGTCAGGGTATCGAGAGTATCCTGTACCAACAGTACTACCAAGCATTAAAATCGGCTTCACCCGACTAACTCTTGCTTATAACCCTTTTGGAGCTTCTGCACTACACCTGTCCATTGAAAAGGAATTCTGATGAAACTCTATGAATTACCTCGAATGAACCATTTCAAGATAGACAACGGAGAACTACTCAATCATGAACATCAAGAAATATTTTTCCTTGATCATCTTGACGGTATGTATTCCGTTTGCTATGATGATATTGGTCAAATACACCATTTCTCTGTTAACACTCCTGTAATTAAAATTGAATCTCTTAACTCAGAAACACACTAATGTTAATAACTGATATAACAGACGAAATTATAATATCTCTTGAAATGACTTTCAGCATAACTGAATTTCAAGACATCTTCAAAGGTTTAGGTAAAACATCACATACAGGATGTCTCCAAGCAGGAATGTCTGCTGGTGAAAGTCGTGCAATAGAAAAGCTTTATCTCCAACTAGAACCAATAGGACGAAAATATCTACCATGAAACACTTCCCACATAACCAACATGTATATCTCGCAGGATCCATTGAAGGAATTCCATGGGAGGATGCAATTAAATGGCGTAATGAAGCATTTGGACACCTAAGCAAATATGACATCGACACTCTTGATCCGTGCCGAAGGGTTGCGTTTGAGTCTTCCGGCGCAGTCCGTCACGCTGACGCCCGAATCTTCAAAGCTGACTTGCAGGATATCGCCTTCAGCACAGTTGTACTCGCAAACCTCAGTGAAAACATTGGAGGAAAGAAATGGGGAACCGTGGCAGAAGTTGCACACGCTCATACCAAAAACAAAATCATCATCGTAATTCTTGCGCCTAACCAATGGGTACATCCCTTTATCAGCCAATATGCAACAGAAATTCACTACAGTGTTTATGACGCATGTGAAGCTGTAAAGGAATACTTTCTCTGATGGCACTCAGCATAGTACTGATCACCTATGTTGTGTGGTATCTAATCTCCTTTAAAGACTAATATGCCGTATATAGATAAAATTAAACGTGTAAACGTTCAAGACTACTTCCTTCTGGAATGGTGCCCTAACGACGCCGGAGAACTAAACTTCGTTATCAGCACTCAAATAAACAACTATCTTAAACGTGATGGTTTGTCTTATGCAAACGTAAATGAAATGATTGGTGCTCTTGAATGTTGTAAACTTGAGTTGTATCGTCGTGTAGCTGCACCATACGAAGATTTAAAACAAAAGGAAAATGGCGATGTATATACTACCTGATTGTATTAAGCATATTGAAGTGTGGTACAAAACCTCTGAAGGTAAACATCGTAAACTCCTGCAAAGTAATCGACCAGACTCCATATTCAACTACCATATGGATCCTGACTGTTACTATATCATCCGTTTTACAGATGAAACATCAATGACCCTCTATGGAACAAACATAGAACACTACCTTGGAGACTTCTACGATATGCGAATGAGTGAATCACTTGAAAGTGCATCATACCAAAAAGTTGACCCTAAGCTAAAAGCTGCAATCAATCAATCCTACCGTGACATGGTTGACAATGCTGTTACAGCATGGCCCAACCCAACAACTGTACAAGTAGGAAATCCTACTGTAAAACTTGGTGAAAACCACCCTAGTAACCTTGTAGACACCAATCTCAAGACTGCTGCTGCAGCTAAAAAGCCTAAACTCAGTGACGTCCCGCCAGTAGCTCTCTTTGCCTTGGGTGCCGCAATGAGTGACGGTAAAGAAAAGTATGGCAGATTTAACTGGCGTGAAACTGGATCAACAGCCTCAGTGTTCTATGATGCAATGATGCGTCATCTGGCTGACTGGTATAACGGTGAGGATTTTGCTGATGACTCCAAAGTACATCATCTTGGTCATCTTATGGCCTCTTGTGCTATCCTTCTGGATAGTAGTCTTCATGGTAAGTTAAATGACGACCGTCAAAAGTATGGCACAGTGTCCCGTAACGTAACTTGGATAGATAAAACACCTAAAGTTATCTCCGATAAATTCGGTAGTGGAGCACCTGACTAATGAAACTCGTTGAGATACGCTGTAAAGAAGGTATCTTAAATGTATGGGACGGACGAAAGTTCGTCTCAGCATTTGCCTTCAATGATAATGATATCGATATTGATGTCATCGAGTATGCCCGTAAAGGTGAACCCATATGGGAGTACGGTGAAGACACTAACTATGAAGGAGTCTGCTGATGGGTAAACTCAAACAGATGTTCACCGATGACCGTGGTGAAATCGATTATGCAGCCTACAATCGTTGGCTTGCTGAACAAAACAAGGACAAAAATGAACCATGTAAAGACAGTAAAAAGATTCGTAGCCGGAAGCCACAAGCTGTTCGACATCTATGAATGTACTGTAGATGAAGTCGAAAAATATACGTCTGCAACCTCTAAAGAAATGGTCAAGCTTACCATCGCTGGCAAGGAATACTCAGGTCTACACAATAAATGGGTATACGAATACCTTTGTGAAAACGAAGGCAGTCCTTCTTTCGTGGTGTTATGGAGAGCACCCAAAGGGGAACCAATGGTTGCTTATGTCAAAGAGGTTTGGCAAGACCATATCAAGGGTGAATATAACGTCGAAGTCCCCAATGAAACAGAAGCGTATAATCATTCAAATCAGCAAGCATTCTGTTATATGTGGGTAAACAAAGATGACGATCGTAAATACATTGGTATGCACACTGGGAAGCCTGATGACGGATACGTTTGTAGTTCAAGTCAACTCTTGGATGAACATGGTGAATGCCCTACAAGGTTTCTCCGGACTATCTTAGCGTATGGTTCTACTCAGGAAATGCTTGAGCTTGAAACCATGCTATTGCTTCAACTCAAAACAACAATGAGTCCTCTCTACTATAACCTCTCTAATAACCTTCGTAAATAATATGTTTGAAAAATACATCCATCTAGAACGATACGGTACTGATGCTGTTGACGAAATCAATGTAGGTAAATGTTATATCTTCCCTAAACTCGACGGTACTAACGGTCGTATTCAATGGGATCCTCTTAGCCAACAAATGCGTTATGGCTCCCGTAACCGTGACCTTGCTTTAGGAGATGATAACGCAGGATTCGCACTGCATGTGTCTCAAAATAACAACCTGCAAGATCTCTGCAAGACGTACAAAGGATATACCTTCTACGGTGAATGGCTTGTGCCTCATTCCCTGAAGACGTACCGCGAAGATGCATGGCGTAAATTCTATATCTTCGACGTTGTAGACCCACGCGGAAACTTCCTGCATTACGACCAATATAGTGTAATGCTAAAGAACTTCAACGTAGAATTCATTCCATGTGTAGCTATAATGACTAACCCATTGTATGAACAGCTTGTAACTGAGACAGAGCGAAACAAATATCTGCTTCAGGAAAACTCAGGTCATGGTGAGGGTATTGTCATCAAACGCTATGACTTCACAAACCGTTTTGGACATACTGTGTGGGCCAAACTCATTACAAACACCTTCAAAGATAAGCATGTGGCAGAAATGGGTGGTTCAGTCATTGTAAACAAAATGATTGAAGAAGAGATTGCTACTGAATTCGTAACAGAGCATGTTGTAACTAAAGTTCTGGAAAAAATTCGTAATGAGCATGGTTTGTTCTCAGCAAAGAATATCCCTCAGCTGCTCAATACTGTCTACCATGACCTCATCACAGAAGAAATGTGGGAAATCCTGAAAAAGCATAAGAACCCTAAGATCGATTTCCGTACGCTAAATACCCTGACAATCACTCGTGTAAAAGCAATCTTGCCAGAACTCTTTGGAGGTAAATAATGAAATATCGTCTTAATGATGTTATGTTTGATTTGACGGATGACGAAGTTGATGATATTGTTATCGCATATCTTAAAAATTGTATTGAAACAATAGGTGAACCCTTCAACAGTGAAGAACGTAAATACCGTAAATCTCTTGTACGTATCCACAACTATATTACAACCTGCGATAAACACATCAAATGAAACCAATGCTACTCTGCAGGGAAAACCCTGATACATCCAAGCTGCAGTATCCAATGTTAGCCTTCCCCAAGCTGGACGGTATTCGTTGTGCCATCGTTGATGGTAAACCCAAGTCACGTACCCTGAAAGACATCCCCAACAAACATGTACAGTCAATTCTCTCTTACCCCGAATTCGAAGGATTCGACGGAGAGCTTATCGTCGGTGAACCTAATGGCCCAACAGTATATCGGGACACTAATTCTTTCGTCATGTCGCATGACAAAGTTGGTATGTTCCGATACTTCGTATTTGATTACTGGAATCGAGATGAACCTTTCTATAAGCGATTCCAAGCATTAAGTGAGTCTCTTGTCCATGAATACATCGAAGTAATCAAAGGTGTTCTTGTCAACAATGAAGAGGAGCTCCTTGAAGCTGAACAACAAGTGCTTGATGCAGGATTCGAAGGGTTAATCCTCCGAAGTCTTACTGGTAAATACAAATTTGGTCGGACGACCATGAACGAAAACAATACCTACAAGCTCAAGCGTTTTGAAGATGCTGAAGCTGTTATTGTAGGTTTCGAAGAGGAAATGCACAATGCTAATACTGCAGAGACCAATGAACTTGGACGTACTAAACGATCAACTGCAAAAGCTGGACTCGTTGGCAAAGGTACTCTTGGAGCACTCATCTGTAGGACACCACTCGCAGTGGAATTTAGAATCGGTAGTGGATTTGATGCTCAAGATCGAGAAACATTCTGGAATACTAAGGACAGCTTGCTTGGAAGAACTGTCAAATATAAGCATTTCCCGATCGGCGTAAAAGATAAACCACGGCATCCTATTTTTCTGGGATTCCGTGATATGGAGATTGACGGATGACCTACAAACCACCAACTAAAACCAGCATATATCGTGCTTTAAAGTTCGGTGATATGTCTTACACAGCATTCATGCGAGATATCGATAATATGATATTCGTTGCCAAGAAACGTGCATACGGTCTCGGCTACGACCAAGGTCATGCAGCAGGTAGATCTGAAGGATATCATCGCGGACGTAATAACCCAATACCGAGTAACTATTAATGATAGGCTACAAACTATTTCGTAAACGTAAGAACGGTACTCTTGGACCTCTCTTCATTAACAAACGACAAGTTATTGAAATGGGCGTAGAGTATCCCTTCGAACTACATCCCACAAAAGGATATGCAGTAAGAGCCGGATGGCATATCTGCGATAAAGCAGTTGCACCACATCTCAGCAAAAAGAATCGTGTATGGTGTCAAGTAAAATTCACCCACATGAAAACCCTGCAACGACCAGAATCGCAGGGTGGCACATGGTACCTTGGCAGTACCTTGCAGGTCATCAAAGAGTTAGCCGGAACCTAGTACCAATCAACCCGACACAAGGAAATTTAAATGACATTCACTAAAGTAATCTTCGCTTCTATTCTCGCTGTAATTCTCTCTGCATGTGGCCCTGATAAGGTATCCTTCGATACCCTTGAAACAGCTCGTGCTCAGAGTAAAGCTAACGTAGAGTTCAACGCACAAACCTTCCGTGCAACAAACCCACAATACAGTAACACCGCTATTGTTGCCCAAACAGACTCTACTATGTCACCGGAATGCCCTCAAGGTGACGGTTGGGGTTCAGTCAAACTAATTAGCAAAGATAATCCTGCACAAAAAGTAGGATTGAAATGTTCTACAGTATCAGGCTCTGTAGGCTGTCTGCTTGATGACGACTTCCAAAAGAAATCTTACGCCGGAGATGACGGTCGTTGCCAAGACGTCTCTAAAGTTCCGTTTCCACTTCCAAAGATTGCCAAATGATCATTATTGAAACACTTATCAGCATCGCCATTATTACTTTAATGACAGGTGCCTTCTACGCAGGATATAAACTAGGAAACAAATGACTACATACGCTATTACAGTAACCTTCTTTATGCAAGAATATGGTGATAACACATCTGATGTAATTAAAACCTTAGAGGATAAGCTTGCAGAAGGGTTTAACAACTGTATATATGTACCTAAATACGAAGTTGCAGAGGTAGAAACAATCAATGAATAAACTAGTAGCTATTGTAACTCAAGAAGAATGTGCCGAAGTAATTCAGGCTATCAGCAAGTGCTTCAGGTTTGGTCTGTCCGAACAATGGAATGGATATACCAATCAGCAAGCTCTTGAAGAAGAGATTGGTCAACTCAAGTTTATGATTGACCTTTTGTGCTATGAGTGGGCTCTTGACGAAGAAAGTATCGCCAAAGCCTACGATAGTAAACCTCAAGCGTACAACAAATACAAACCATACTATGAAAAATTGGGATCTCTTCTTTCTTGATTTCGCAGATCAAGTCTCAAGGCAATCATATGACATCAAAACTAAAGTAGGAGCTGTCATCACCCGAGGCGATTCTATCTTATCGTACTCGTACAACGGCACCCCTAGAGGGTGGTCTAATGTTATGCGTGATGATAACGGTAAAACCCTGCCACAAGTTATCCATGCAGAAATTTATGCACTTGCTAAACTATGCAGGAGTACAGAGACTTCCGTTGGAGCAACGCTATACTGCACACTGTCACCGTGTATTGAATGTGCTAAAGCATGTATTGCTGCAGGAATTTCCCGAGTCGTCTATCGTGATGACTACAAATGTCTCGATGGAATAGCCTTCTTAATTAAGAATGATACAGAAACAGTGCAGTACAATCGTGGGCAGACTCGTCCCAAGATTCGCTGCATGGGTGACTGCAATCATGAAAAGCTTTTCAGCCGTGAAGAGCTACAATATACAGGACTTTAATGGAACTATACCTATGCTTTGCTCTTGCGTATATGCTCTGGGAGAACTGGTCACTTACTCAGGTGATCATTCAACTACGACACAATCAGAGAAACTATATCGATATGCTTACTAATAAGGATTCGGATGAAGAATTTAAAGATATCAGTGTCGGCAGTCCCTCCGATCGAGAAGGACGTTAAGAAGCTTCTGCGGGACATCATCAAAGATTACTGCAAACGATTCAATGTAGAATGTACTCCGGCGGCAACCGAAATACACATCTCTTTCATTGATTACAATGAATATGTCTCTTCAGGTCTGGCTACTCATGCTCCTGACTATAACAAAATTATGGTTCAGATTGGTGATCCATTCCTGACAGAAGCTTGCGGTGGTGAACACAGTATAGCACCTAACAACTATACTCTTACTGCATTCATCAGTACAATCTGTCACGAATTCGTACATGTATGCCAATACTTAACAGGTCGTAAAGGTGTTCCCCTAAAAGGTAATCATAACAAAGAAGATACAGTAGAAGAGTATTACTTCGACCCTGCAGAAGTTGAGGCCAGAGCCTTAGAAAGCTTTTACAGGGCAAAATACGGACAAAAATTATATGACTAAAAGATATACTTTCGACATTGAGACCAATGGTTTCATGCCGGATGTAAATAAATGCTGGATGGTTGTCATCGAAGATGTGGATACAAGCGAAGTGTTTTCTTACACATCCAAAGATGGTAACATGAATAAAGATCTTTTCGAGGGTCTTACTAAACTGTCTGAAGCAGATATCCTGATTGGTCATAACATTATTGGTTATGACTTAGTTGTTCTTGATCATCTCTTCGGCTGGAAACCTAAAGAGACTCAACGCATTATGGATACCTATGTGTTGTCTCAGCTGATACAGTACCAGCGGAATCACCGACACAGTCTTGAAGGATGGGGTACACTGCTGGGATATCCTAAGCTGGAGTTCAATGACTTCAGTAAATACAGTGATGAAATGCTTACGTATTGTATTCGAGATGTACAGCTGAATACTAAAGTGTACATGTGTCTGCAAGAAGATGGTACCCGAATCATCAAGCGTAATCCACTCTTTACTAAAGGTATTCATGTTGAAATGGAATTCGCAAAGATCGAAGCTGACATCCGTAACCGTGGATGGATCTTCGATATGGAGTCTGCACTTAAACTACAGGAGCATCTAAATGGGAGGTTGGAAAAATCCGAGGCCTATCTTGAACCACTTATCGGAATGCGATGCATCCCAAAAGATGGACGAGATGATTACAAGGAACCCGCTTGGCGAAAGGATGGTTGCTACACTATCAACACAGTCAAATGGTTTAACATTCCTATTGAGTCAGGACGACCTTCTCGTTCTGGACGACCTATTGAAGGCCCGTACTGCAGAGTGTCATTCGAACAAGGCAAAGTCTCATCTATTGAGGTGGTCAAAAATTATCTCTATAGCATTGGATGGGAACCCGATGAATGGAATTGGGATAGAATCAACGGAGCAATGATCAAGAAGGGTCCTAAGCTTACTGAAACAAGCTTACTCCCTCTTGGTGAATCAGGAAAACTAATCAATGAATACTACACAATCAGGTCGCGTCGAGACATCCTCAAAGGATGGATTGAAGCGGCTCAAAAAGATGGTCGGCTACATGGTCGTATGTGGACTATTGGTACCCCTACATTTAGATGCCGACACGAGGTCGTGGCGAACCTCCCGAGCGTTGACACCGAATATGGTAAAGAAATGCGTTCGCTTCTTAAGTGTGAAGAAGGATATTCCATTGTGGGCGCAGACTCCGCTGGTAACCAGATGCGAGGACTATGTCACTATATTGGCAACGAAGACTTCACGGAAGAGGTAATCAATGGAGATGTCCACCAACGAAATGCCAATGCGCTGGGCGTTACTCGCAAACTTGCTAAACCCTTCTTGTATGCGTTTCTTTTCGGCGGGGGTGCTGGTAAGTTGGGCCTCATCCTTACCGGAAAGCGTGATGTCGCCGTGGGACAGTCTGCAATCGAAAAGTTTCAAGACTCAATTCCCGGACTCAAAGAACTCCGAGAATCCCTTGAAGCCCAATTCAATAAGACGTCTGACGCCTTTGGTAAGAAAAACGCCTTCATTAGGGGTATCGACGGACGAACAATCTTCGTAAGCAGTAAGCATCAAGTACTAAACTATCTGTTGCAGACTCTTGAAGGTATCACTTGCAAGGCAGCTATTGTATGGATGAAAAAGGAATTAATTAAACGTGGCATCCCTCATTATTTTGCTCTACATTATCACGATGAGTTTGCTGTTGTGGTACCGGATAACTTCGCCGAGGAAGTACGGCTACTCTCTATTGAATCGTTTACAGAAGCTCCTAAAGAGTTCGGAGTGATGTGTATGAATGGTGATGCTCATATCGGTAAGAACTACGCGGAGGTACATTAATATGATTACAGCTGAAGACTTTAAAAAGCTATTTATGCCAGATGGTAACGGTAACTTTATACCTGAAGTTGATCTACCTAAATATGACCTTGTTTATGAATCAGAAAATGTAAAACATAAACTTGTGATTAGTACTGAAGTATATAAATATTTTGGACAATACTTTGGGGTAACCTATACGCGTGATAACACCGGATACTGGTCTGACGGTGAATCCTATCCTGCTGAAGTTGCAGAAGTCTTTCCATATACGTTTATTGAGACCCGCTATAAATGACGACAGAACTACTTATAATTGATGCTGACAGTATCATCTACCAGATTGCCCATACACAGCCTTCTGTAACAAAAGGTAAGCGAGAATTCGATCAATACATCGACAAAATTATCTTCGCTAATGAACCTGATAACACTGTTATCTTTATCAAGGGTGAGGGTAACTTTCGTATTGACTACGAACCAACCTACAAGGCCAATCGTAAGAACAACATTGAGCCGGACGTAAAAGAAAGGATCATAGAACTGTATGAACATGCCAAGACTTATTGTGCAGAAGCTGATAACGCTGAAGCAGATGATTATGTTTGCTTTACGGCTAACAACGCTATTCGTGATGGGACCACTTTTGTTGTGTCTCATATTGACAAGGATCTTAATTGTATTCCTGGCATGCACCATAACTTCCGAAGTGGTTTGTTTACTGCTATACCTTATGCAACCGCTTATCGTTTCCAAATGGAACAGCTCCTACAGGGTGACTCGACAGATAATATTAAAGGCATTAAAGGCATTGGACCTAAGACTGCGACAAAGCTTCTAGCCGATATTAGGGATGAATGTCTTTGGGATGAAGTCTGCGATGTATGGCAAGATAAGATTGGTCGTGAATGGAAAGAGCAGTTTGTAGTCTGCGCTAATCTGATCTACATGCGTGAGTCACCTGACGACCTCCGTCCATTATCGTTTGAAGAATTAAAAGAAAGGTTAGAATGGAAGACTACGGACACTGGATTGCTCTCAGTCCAAGACCTGAAGGAAGCTTCGGCTTCATTTATGCCATCTTCGGACCAACAGGCCGACAATACATAGGGAGAAAACAACTTGTCTCTGTATCAAAAAGAGTCGTCGCCGGATCTAAGCGACGAAGGGTTACTCGAAAAGAAAGTGACTGGAGATCATATACATCCTCCTGCAGGGAACTCCTTGATGATATTGAGTTGTACGGACTTGGATCATTTACTTTTGTTATATACAAATGGTGCTTCGGCGCAGGAGATCTCACATATAGCGAAGTCCAAGAGCAATGGCAATCAGAGGTCTTATCAAGAGATGAAACTCCTGATGGAGAACGTCTCTGGTACAACGGGAACATCGGCGCAGTCAAGTTCCTTAAACCAAGGGCCGTGTGCAATGTCACAATGGTCAAATAAGATAAACCCTTTCGGATACAACTAATGAAAAAGAATACTCCCAAGCCAGAAGTCCTTGAAGAATACATCAAGATCAAGGATGAATTTAAGGAGCAATGGGAACGCAAGAAACAAACCCAGCAAGAAGCCAAACAACGACGTAACTTTGTACGTGAAATGAAGGAAGACCGTGACTACTCTTAATAAATTTATCGAAGTGGCAGACCAATGGGGTCTTGAAGGTATTATGATCAATACCATGCATATCCTCAGGATATTCCCTACCAGTAAAGGTGTTCAAATTTT